TTGCCTTCGCCAAGGGCGAGCGCGGCTGGTGGCAGGACGAGCTCTACGAGTCCCTGCTCGCCGCCAACGTCTACACCCCGTCCGTCAACCCGGACGGGTGGAAGAAAATCACGGAGGAAGGAGCATAACGGATGGACCTGCAGGATCTGAACGTTGCCGTCGCGGAGATCCGCGGCAACGTCGACCGGAATACCGGCCGGATCAAGGATCTCGAGAAGAAGACTGACGCCGTGGCCAAGCTGGCCGAGGCCGTCGCCGTCATGGCCGAGCACATGAAGACGCTCGACGACAAGATCGACGGCATGCAGACGAGCGTCAACAACCTCACGCAGCGCCCGGCGAAGCACTGGGACGCGCTGGTCAGGATCGCCCTGACCGCGCTGGTCACGGGCATCATCGGCTGGGTGCTGGGCAAAATTCTGTAACACACGCCGCAAGGCGCGAAATTTGAAAGGAGAACTTACATATGAACGCAAAATGGTGGAAAGCCGCGGGTATCCGCGCGATCAAGACCGTCGCCCAGACGGCGGTAGCAACCATCGGCACGAGCATGATCCTGTCTGATGTCAACTGGATCGCCGTCGCCTCGGCCTCGGCGCTGGCGGGCATCCTGTCCCTGCTGACGTCCGTCGCGGGCCTGCCGGAGGTCAAGGAAGAATGAAGACGATGCCGCCGCAGATCGTAGACAATTTCACAAGCGTCAACATCTACCGGGGCGGCAATAAGCCGCAGTATCTGGTCATCCACTTCTTCGGGGCCTTCTCCAGCGCCTATGGCGCGTCGGAATGGTTCAAGGCCCCGGAGGCGATGGCGTCCGCGCATTACTGCGTGGATGAGAAGGACGTCATCTACCACTGCGTGCCGGATACCGACATGGCGTGGCACTGCGGGGCCGTGGGCGGCCTGCGCTACCGGCATCCGACCTGCCGCAACTGCAACTCCATCGGCATTGAGCTGCGCCCGCAAAAGCTCGACAGCAGCCGCCTGAACGCGAACGACAAGGACTGGTACTTCGACCGCCGCGTCATCGAAAACGCCGTGTGGCTCACCACAAAGCTCATGCGGCAGTACAACATCCCGCTGGAGAACGTCATCCGCCACTATGACGTCACCGGAAAGATCTGCCCGGCCCCGTTCGTCGGCCCGGCGCATAACATCTACTACGGGACATCCGGCGACCGCCAGTGGCAGGAATTCAAGGCAAGACTGCAGGAGGAGACAGCCATGAGATACGAAAAGCTGCGTGACGTCGACAACCAGACGTACCGCGAAACGCTGGATAAGCTGGTGGAGAAGGGCCTGCTCAAGGGCAAGGGCGGCACGGGCGAGGACCTGACGCTCGATCTGAGCGAGGACAACGTCCGCATGCTCGTCATCCTGGACCGTACCGGCGTCTTCGACCGCTGACCCGCCCGGCGGCGGGCAAGAAAGGGAGTGACGAAGCATCACTGCGCGCGTGGCCCTGCCGAAGGGGCTGGAAAACATGACGCGCAGGGACTGGGAGCACGTCGCTGACGAGGGCATCTGCGACCTGATCGACCAGCAGATCATCAGGCTTTATATCGTGGGCAGGCTCCCGCAGATGGACGCCGCCGCCGAGATCGGCGTCGACCGCAAAACCATCTCCCGCCGCCTGCCCCACATCTACAACACCGCCCGCCGCCTCACCGGCCAGCCGGACAAAGAAAAAACGCCATGAGCCACGGCTCATGGCGCTTTTTCTATATTCCGGGATTGGCTTTCGGACGATAGTTCGGGTTATACGATCTGCATGCGTGTTCCAGCGCGCGGAAGTCGCAGGAGATCTTGCGGAGGAAGCCGCTCTTTCCATTGACCACATCGTAGTATGTACGATTGGCATGATCCAGAATGGCAAGCTTTTGCCGGTTGCAATGCTCAATCTGGTTCAGGAGCAGGTTGCGATACTTCACGTCAGGTTCTGCGGAAATGTCGTATTCGATGATCGCAGTATCAGGGACAGGGACCATGTTGTTGAAGCCGAGAAGACCGAGGCGGCCGCCGTCAAGCTTCAGAATGTGCTTACCGGGCTTTAGATTGGCATGGTTCGGTTTCGGGGATTCCATGGGGACGAAATAGCGGAAGCTTCCGACAGTGAGAACAACGCCGACATAGGGGCGACGTTGGCCCTTGTTGAACGGGACACGGAAGTCACGGGAATGGAGGAAGGAAATATAGCGCTCACTGATGTGGCAGATAAAAAGATTCTCCAAGATTCGACCTTTCCGGGAAAGAAAAAGCGAGACTGCGGAAGTCTCGCTTTTAGTTGCCCATGATTTTTTAAGCCCCTACTTAACGGCAAGGGATTTCCGCTTTTTTAGCTCCCTATTTAACGGCAAGGGATCTCCGCTTTCATGGGCAGATGATGAACGGCGACGTTCAATCTCTGTAGATTCCTGAAATGGTTGTGCCGCGGATCGTGCGGTGCCAGATTTCAGGATTCTTTCGCGGATCTCTCCGCACCCCTAGTATAAACTCAAAAATGTGTAGAAGTCAAGAGGGGGAGCTGGGAAAATTTTTAAGAGGTGAGAATGTCCCACAAATGGTACATAAATGTCCCGGAAATGTCCCCCATAAAAACCGGGGAAGCGGCAGAAAGAAGGTAGGAGCTGGCCAGCTTACTACTTTTACCGGAGGATTTTTTATGGAATACGCAAGCAAAGGACTCGCAGGGACTGCGCTGGGCTTCGGCATCGGCGGCGCTGCGCTGGGTCTGGCAAACGGCGGCCTCGGCAATCTGCTGGGCGGACTCAACCAGAACAAGAGAGCGGAAGCGGCTGACGTCGCTGCGGCGGTCACGCCCGCCATGACGGTCGCCGCCATGCTCGCCGCACGGCAGCAGGAGCCGACATGCAGCGAGAACATGCCCGTATCGCGCTACGAGCTCGAGCGTGAGCAGCAGCTGGCCGCGAAGGACAGCGAGATCGCACTGCTCAAGGCCAACACCTACAACGACGGCAAGATGCTCGAGATGTACAGCTACCTCGACGGGCAGCTCAAGGACATCCGCGACACGCTGTGCAAGCAGGCCGTCCACAACCAGCGCACAGAGGACAGCTTCACGCTGGTCAAGCAGGACGTCGAGTCCGTCCGCAAGGAAGCGCTTGACGCGGTCAAGATGGAGGCCGAGCGCCGCTGCTGCGGTGACAACTCCATCGTCACCTACGTCAACGCGACCTTTTACCCCAAGCAGGTCGCCGACGTCACCACGGGCACCGCGACCACGGCGCAGACGCTCTACAACCCGATCCAGCGCTGCTGCAGCAACTAAACAAAAGGGGCGGCGATAGCCGCCCCACCCGAAAACGGAGGATAACTGTATGACAGTGACGATAGATCAGGCCATGCGCGGCGCGATGCGCTACGCAGACAACGAGGTCATCCCGCACCTGCCGGGCGGCAAGGGCATCGGAGCCGGGATCATGCTGGCGCTCATCATGGAGGGCAGCCGCGAAAAGATCCTTGCGCTGCGCGAGAATCCAGCGGTCAAAATGATGCAGATCTTCGACGACGCCGGGAACATCGACCTCGACAAACTCTACAACGCGGCCCGGCCGCGCTTTGAGAACAAGCTGACCGTGTCCGTCCCGCTGCTGGGCGATATGCGGTTTGACCAGAACGACGTCGATAAACTCTACCGGTATATCCAGGAGGCATGACAAGATGAAAGAATATATCGAAAAGCTTTACACGAAGCTGCACGAGGCCATGGAAAAGCCCGTGACGCTGGGCAGCGCAGAGGAAGTCGGGCTGTACGCGAAGACGATCTGCAGGCTCGAAAAGCTGCACGGGCACCACGAAGAGCCGGAGACGGCCCAGTTCGACCGCACGACCGCCAGGCAGTGGATGGCCGCCATGCGCAACGCTGACGGCACGACCGGCCCGCACTGGTCCATGGACCAGACCAGCGCCATCGCCGACGGCATGGGAGTTCAGGAGACCGAGATCCCGCGCTGGGCGTGGGGCGTGACGATGAACATGATGTACTCGGACTATTACCCAGTCGCCGTAGAGTTCGGCCTCAACCGCCCGGAATTCTACGCCGCCCTGTCCAAAGCCTTCCTCCTCGACAAAGACGGCCCCGGCCCGGAGCGCAAGCTCATGGAGTATTATGAGCATATCGCAAAATAAAAAAATCCCTCTCCAAGACGGAGAGGGATTCTTGCTTGCCGTAGAATCTGCATTTAAAAGGGTCGCATTCATGCGTGCCGAATAAATGTATAACGTTCAATCCGTGAGGGGGTAGAGGGTGACGTGCATGTCACTGCCGGACTTGGTGTAGGATTTGGACTGTTTATGGTAGAGGATCTTCTGCAGGACGGTTTTCAGGAGGTCGTTTTTCTCCTGCGGGGATCCGGAGAGCGGGTAGGTCTCGAGGACGCGGCGGACGGCGGGGGCCAGACGGGCGCGGGACTGCCTGGCGCGGGCCAGATCGCTGATCGTGGTCTGACTTGCCTCGATGCGGTCGACGATGACCTGCTTATCGGCGGCGAGCGCCTGCGAGCGCTGCAGGAAGATCTCAGGCGTGTAGACGCCGGTCTCGACCAGCTCATACGCGCGGGCCTCCTGCGCCTCCAGCTTGGCAAGCTGCTTGCGGTCGGCGGCGATCGAGGACTCGAGCGCGGCACGCATGGGCGCGTCATCCGGCGCGGCGGCCTCGCCGAGCTCCAGCTCACGCAGCCAGCCGCGCAGCGCGTCCAGCACGGCCTCCTCCACGTCATCATACCACGAGCTGACAGTCGTGCAGCCGTAGGAGGGGCAAAGGAGCGTATCGCGGCGGCCTCCGGAAGACGGGCGGCGCACCATCACGCGGCCGCACTGGTCACAGCGGATGAGACCGGCGAGGCTCGTCACGGTCCCCCATGCGCCCTTGCCGCGCGGGCTGGCGCTGGAATAGCTCAGAGCAACGGCCTTGTCATACTGCTCCTGCGAGATCAGGCCGTCGTGCAGGCCCTTATAAAGCTTCAGATCCTCCTGCCGAGTGCGGGGGCGGCTGACGACAACAGTGCCGTCGACAATGCGCTTTGTCTCCGGCCTCCCGCCGGATTTGACCCAGCCCGCGTTTGCCGGATTGCGCAGGATATCCAGCACGGAGTCCGCGCGCCAGGGGCTGCCGGAGTTGGTAGGGACGCCGAGGGCGTTCAGCCGCGTGGAGATCGCTTTCGCGCCGATGCGCGCGCAGCCCTCGCCGGTGTACCAGTTGTAGATCTGCTGCAGGACGGGGGCCTGCTCCGGATGCGGGACGAGCTTGTAGCCCTTATCATTCGGCAGTTTCTCCCGAGACCAGCCGAAGGGCGTCTTGCCGGAGATCCATTTGCCCTCGCGCAAGGACGCCTCCTTGCCGCGGGACAGGCGGCGCTTGATGGTATTGTACTCGCGCCGGGACATAAAGAGGCCGAACTCAAAGTACTCCTCGTCCATCTCGTTGTTGGGGTCATAGGTCTTGTTCGGCGTGACGATGCGGGTGTCGGAGTATTTAAAGGTCTGCGCAATAATGCCCTGGTCGATGGTGTCGCCGCGCGCCAGACGCTCGACCTCCATGACGATGACGCCCGCATAGTTCCCGGTCTCGACGAGCTGCAGGACTTTCTGCACCTCCGGCCGGACGGCGATGGAATCGCCGGTTACGACCTCCTCAAAGATATCCACGACGTTCAGCCCACGGCTTTCGGACAGCGACAAAAGCGCGGCCCGGTGCCGCTTGAGCGTGTCGGTCTGACCGAGGGCTTCGGCCTCCATGTCCTTCCGGGACTTGCGCAGGTAAATGATGTACTGCGCGAGCGGGTCGGCGATTTTCCAGGTAGATGTAAATCTCATAAGCAAATTCTCGCCACAGGGGCAGAAGGTTATACGGATACCGCTCCGGCCGGAGCCGGGGCGGTTTGATTTATGCGCGGAACCAGCCGATCGACGGTGTAAGGACATCGAACACCAGCGCCAGGGCGCACAGGGCAAGAATGCCCAAAAGGATAAGCGTCACAAGCCGGTGCATCCGAAGGGATCTCTGCTGCTGGGCAAGCTGCGCGAGCAAAGAAGCGTTTTCAGTGCGGAGCCTTTCGGATTCCACCTCGCAGGGATCGGGGGCGGGAGCTTCGTGCGGAATATCAAAATAATCATCCATAGAAACGCCCATTTCCCGACAGATTGGACCGACCGTGTAAACAGACGGGTTTTTGATGTCGCCGCGGAAAAATTGTGAGACGGTACCGACAGACAGATCGGTGTTTTCGGCGACATCCTGATTGGTTTTGCGCGGGGTGAGCACCTGCTTCTGCTCACGGCACAGATCAGATAATTTTTCTTTCAAAAATATGCCCTCTTCCCGAAAACAGTCAGACGTCTGACTGCAAAAAGAAAGTCCCATATCTTTACAAAGTCACCGAAAGCGGACTAAGCTAAAAGCACAGACGGCTCCCAGCCCCTGTGCAGACAAAGGTCCGCGCCGGCGTTCGGCCGCCGGCGCGGGCGACGCCTACCTATATCTTACAACTTACAGGAGGCGCGGGCAAGATGCAATGTTTGACAAAAAACGATGAGGCTTTTTGTGGAGAAATGGAGACTGGAATGGAAAAGACGATGGAACAGATCCAAGAACTGCTCGAGCGGGCAACGCCGGATCAGCTGAAAATTATCCTCCGGATCATCCGGAACATCATAAAATAAGCGCCGGAACGGGAAACCGTTCCGGCGGGGAAGTCATTCGGGGCGTCGGTTTGCGATATAAACTTTGGATGAGACAAGAAATACAACGGCAAATATAAGGCTAAAAATATAGGAGACATCGAAGTCACGGGAGCCAATGATGCAGAGAAAAATCGCAATGACAGTAACAACAATATTGAAAATGGAATAGACAAGGTATCTTATTCCACGCCTTGACGGGCAAATAGCTTCCGAACAGTCGATAATCAGCTTGATACCTTTAACCAACACAAAAAAGAAAACAGAAAGGATCGCGGATCCGAGGCAAAGGCAAAGAATAATGAGGGCTACAATGCTCTTATCAGCAAGACGGCCAACTAAAAACACAACAAGAGCGGTGACTGCAGCGAAGAAGCGATAAACGACCGCAAAGGAGAAGAGAAGAACGAGCCACGACATAAAGCGCTTCATAGCGGAACCTCCATCCAAATTGTTACTTTCATTGTAGGATGAAACTGGACCAATCTCAAACCGCAATATTTCACAAATTTCCAATGCAAAATTCGTCAAAAAGAACACCGGAAGCATTTTAGTTGCTTCCGGTGATTTTTTTTGCGTATTCGAGGATGTTGTCCCAGAACTCCGGGGGCATTTCGAGGGCGGCGGCGATGCCGCGTTTGCGGGTGGATTCGTCGGCTTCGGCCAGAACGTCGGTAAACATCAGGGCCATGCGCTCGTTTTCGCTGCGCTGGACGTACATTTCACCTTCACCGTCTTCGAGCCATGCGATAGAGACGTTGAATTCCCGGCAGATGTCGGAGAGTGTACGGTCACTGGGCATTTTCGAGCCAGAACAAACAGCGGATACAAACGGCTGGCTCAAATTGATGGTTTCGGCAAATTTCGTCTTTGTAATGCCGAGGTCTTTGATCAAATAAGCGATTCGCTCGTTGATTGTATTCACGATTTTCACCACCTTATAGCCACAACGTAACACAACGGGAATGAAATGTCAAGAAAAATTATAACCGAGGAATGAAATAATGCTTGACAACGGTTCTGGGATATGCTAACGTATAACCAAGGAATGAACCGAGCGAGGTGAGAACAATGTCAGAAGAGCAGAAGAAGCAGGTCGAGGGTGTGCTGCATGAGATGAAGCACATGAACCCGCAGCAGATCGAGGTCATGATCGCCTATATGCAGGGCGTGGCTACGGCGGCAAAGCTGATGAGCGAGAAGAAGGAGGCGTGAGGGGATGACGGAAGCGGAAAAGGCGCAGGCGATTTACGCAGCGCGGAGAGAAGAACAAATGGAGCGGTACCACCGAGACGCTTTGATGCTGGCAGAGAAGCTGCTGGACAGAGCTGCAGAGCTTGGGGCAACGACAGATGAGTTTGAAGAAGCTGTGCGGTACATTCAGGCATGGACCCATGAGGTAATGGCTCTACAGCCGCCGACGATGAAGTTTATCCGGAGGAAACAGCGGTTCCTGCTCCAGAAGGGGAAGGAAGAGCTGGAGAACATGCCGGTGCACGGCGTGTGGCCGTATAAGACGGTGGAAGGAGGCGTGAGGGGGTGACGGAGCTGACGAAGGCGGAGAAAAAACTGATTGCACGGATCCTATCGGAGGAGGCCATCAGAACCGAAGATAATGCCCGGAAGTGGGCCAAAGCCTCGGAGGCTGGGACAAGAACCCCGGAAGAACGGAGAAAATTCCGCGAGGTAGCAGAGTACCGATACAAAACGGCTGAGAGAATCCGCGGCATCATCGGGAAGCTCGAGAGCGAGCGGAAGAAAGCGTAACGCCATGTTGGCAGCAGTTGCATACCGGGCGGCGGACGGGAGTTTCCTTCCGGCGGAGCCCTTTGAGATCAAGCGGCAGGACGAAGATCACGGAAACCCCGTGCTGGACGCCTTCGTCAGCTGGGCCGCGGAGAGATACCGCAGAGAACGGGAGCAGGATGAGAAGACTGCGTAAAGCTGTAAAATCTGGAAAAACTAACGCCGGAAGGAGGCTGAACCATGAGAAAGCCGTATGACCCGATCGCGGACGAAGAACCGCACATCGTGGCCGAGTATCATTTCCCGAACTGCACGGCGTATATCGCGGACAACTACCTGCGCCGCCTGACGCCGGAGCAGAAGGAGGCCAACCGGCAGGCCGCCCGCCGTGTGGCGTGGCGGATCCTGGAACGGGCCGCAGCCGAAGGGCGCCTGCCCGCGGCAAACAATTAAACGCGCCGCGAGGCGCGTACATAGGAGGAAAGCACGATGAGAACCAACCTAGCGGAGCGGCTCGGGTATGAGCCGGAGGAAGAGACGCGGGAGCGGCGGGAGCGGCTGATGGAGGAGCTGCGGTACCGGGAGGCCATGCGGCGGGTGGCGAAGACCTGCTGCGTGTGGCTGGGCGGCGCGGCCTTCGTGCTGGCGGTGATCGCCGGGTATGCGGAGATGACCGACGCCTGCGTCGTGACCGGCGCGATCGCGCTGGGCCTGACCACCTACGGGGTCCTGTGATGGACGGGGCGAAGATCACGGTCGAGCTGCGGCCAGATCAGCTGGACGATATCGTCGACGCCGTCCTGGCCTACGCCGATGACTGCGCCAACGACCGGGAGATCCTGCAGAGCATGCCGCGCGTCGACCGGGACACGGTCAGCGAACTTCTGCGGCGCGAGTCGGCGCTGCAAACGCTGGCAAGCTTTCTGCAGCACGTGCAGGAGGAATCCGAGTGAATTACTTTGCGCCGCGCATGCGGCCCATCCCGCCGCCCTGCGGCCGGAACTGCCCGGACAGAAGCGGCACCTGCCGCGCCGGGTGCTGCACCTGGACGCTCTACGAGAGCATCCGGAACCACATCTACGATGTAAACCACCGCGACAGGGACAGCCTGCAGCCCGACCTTGCAGCCGGAAAGCAGATGGTCCATGCCGAAAACCAAGTAAGGAGGCGCAGACACGTTGCGAAATAGCATCGATTACCCCGGCGAGCGGGCACCACGGCGGCCAGAGATCGTCGAGCAGCCCGGATACGCCGGAAAAAGCTACTTCGTGGTCAGCTACGCGGGCCGTCAGCTGACCGTTCGCGCGGCAGACAGGACGGCGGCGCTGTTCTGGGCGGCCAAGCGCTGGGGCTACAGCTTCAAGCGGCAGGAATACCACCAGAACGCGGCCGTGGCCAAGCTCAATTACAGGCCGGGCGGCCTGTTCGGATAAAAAAGGCCCTCGCCCGGCGGCAACCGGACAAGGGCGAAGCCTGACAGATCAGGCGATCTCGAGTACAAGGAGAGTATAGCATGCAGAATCCATATTTGCAAGAGGTGACAGCGCTCATCCGCAAGCAGCAGGGGCCGCGCGGCCTGGTCTGGATGTGCGGCGAGCAGCTGCTGGAGATGATCACGCCGGATGCGGCGGCGACAAAGCTGGTGCTGGACGATCTGCAGCACGGCGGCATGAGCCTGCAGGGCTGCGAGGCCAACATCCGGGCCTTTGCGAGCAAAAACGGCAGCTGCTGCACAGGCACCGAGGCCGCGAAGATCATCCGCAAATACTTCGGCCTGCCGGAGCAGACAGAAGCGCCGAAGCCGGAGCCAGCCGCGCCTCCCGCGCCGGCCGGAAATATCGTAAATCTGGAGGATTTCTTCGGATGAGCGAACAGATCAATTATGAGGAGCTGCTGCCCCGTCAGCCGTCCGAGGGCGCGCTGGACTGGTGCATCAAGACAAAATTCCAGCACGAGTACGCGATCTACCGGGATACATATTACCGCGATCCGCTGACCGGCATGCGGAAAAATGCCGTGTCCGTGACCTGCACGGGCTGCGGCGGCAGCTGGATCGCCGGGAAGGCCAGAGGCGCGGACTGCGGCAGAGGCTGGGCGCCGTTCGGCTTCGTGGACGGAGCCGTAAACATCGGGCCGGGGGACGCTTTCCCGTGCCCGCTGTGCGGCGGGCAGCTGAAGGCCGTGCATATCGGGCAGATCTCGAAGCTCGGCATCGACGACAACGTCTATTTCTGCGAGCCGTGGCAGCTGGGGGAGAAATTCGTCCTGCTGGGCTGGCGCGCAGAGCGGAACACCGGCAAGAACGCACAGAAGGTCTACCGGATGTGGCCATACGAGGCGTATGTTTTTGAGCAGAAAAAAACCGTCCGGCTGACGGGCTATCAGAAGTGCCTGAGCGCGATGCACTACTTCGACCGCTGGCAGCAGGTGAAGCGCTGCGACGACAGGTGGGGAAAAACAGAGCCGGGAGACTGGTTCCGCAAGCCGAAAGACCTCTCCGGCACGACCATCGAAAATTCGGCCCTGCCGCAGTATCTGAAAGCGGCCGGAGACGACGCGTGGCCCGTCGCGTACCTGCGCCTCTGGCAGAAGCACCGGAACATCGAGAACCTGATCGTGCAGGGCTGCGGGGAAATGGTCGCAAAAGCGATCGTCAGAGACACACAAAGCTATTACGGCGGCGGGCACAGCGCAAAGCTGGAATGGGTCGACTGGAAGCAGAAGCGCCCGGCCCGGATGCTGGGTCTGGACAGGCAGGAATTCGCGTTCTGCGTCCGGGAGCAATGGACGCAGGATGATCTTGCGAAGTACAAGATGGTGCGGGCATGGGAACCGGTGAAGCTGCCCGAGGACTGGGAACTGCTGAAAAAGACGCGCAGCTACGATCTGAACAAGCTGTGCAACGAAAAAGCCCTGCTTCCGGACACCACAGGCGGCAAAAGCATGCAGCTGCTGCGCGGCCGGCTGACCGTGATGCGGTGCCTGCGATACCTGGACAGGCAGAAGCGGGAGACCATAACGCTGCTGGATTACTGGAACATGGCCCGGCGCGCAGGTCTTAACCTGCGGGATGAACACGTCCAGCTCCCGAAAAGCCTCAAGCGCGAGCACGACCGGCTCGTGGAGGCGGAGCGGATCGCACGGAACGAAGAGGAAAAGCGCAAAAAGCAGGCGGAGATCGACAAGCGCCGCCCAGCATTCGAAAAGACCGTCGCGCCGCTGGAGGCGTGGGCCTGGGAAGACGGCGGGATCCGCATCCGGCCGGTGCATACCGAAGAAGAGCTGATCGACGAGGGCTCTGCCCTCTGCCACTGCGTCGGCACCTACGGCGAGACCGTGGCGCGCGGCGACAGCTGCATTTTCTTCATCCGCCGCGCGGATGCGCCGGACAAGCCGTGGTACACGCTGCAGGTCGAGCTGAAGACGCTGAAGGAGCTCCAGAACCACGGCATGCGCAACTGCCCGCCGACAAAGGACGTGCAGGCGTTCGTGGCCAGATGGCTCGAACACGTCCGGCAGCTGAAGAGCGCCGGGAAGAAACAGAAAAAGGAGGCTGCGGCATGAGTGCACAGGAACTGACAGTATCCCCCGAACGGCTCGGGGCGGAGATCCGGGAGCTGACCCGGCAGGCGAAGGCCATGACGCTTTACTACGGCGTCGAGATCGGCCGGCGGCTGGAGGCCGCGAAGAGCATGGTCCCGTATGGCGGCTGGGGCACGTGGCTGAAGGAGAACACGGAGTTTTCTCAGGCGACCGCTACCAGATTTATGCGGGTATTCAACGAGTACGGCGCGGCACAGATCGGTATTTTCGGGGCCGTGCCAGAATCGTCAACGTTGCAAAATCTCAGTATTTCCAATGCTTTGCGGCTTTTGGCCGTGCCGGAAGATGAGCGCGAGGAATTCGCCGAAGCGGTCGACGCGGAGAATCTTTCCGCCCGGGAACTGGAAAAAGCGATCAAGGAGCGCGACACCGCCCGGCAGGAGCGCGAAAGCGCCCTGCGGCAGGCGAACAGCGATTCCCTCCGCGCCGAGCATGCGAAGAAGGAGGCCGAGGAGGCCTATGAGAAGCTTCGCGGCATGGAGGATGAGCTGACCGCCGCGAAGGATGAGGCCTGCCGCATGGCGGATGAGCTGGAAGCACTCCGGAAGCGCCCGGTCGAGGTCGCCGTCCAGCGCGACGAGCAGGCGATCCGGGACGCCGAGGCCAAGGTCAGAGCGCAGGCGGAGACGGAGCTCCGCAAAAAGACCGACGAATGGAAGAAGCAGACCATAAAGACCGAGCAGGAGATCGAACGCGTCCGAAAGGAGGCGGAGGACCTGAAGCAGCAGCTGGAGGCGGCAAAGGCAATGGCGGAGGCCGCGTCCTCGGACGCGGAAAAGGAGCGCCTGACCGGCGAGGTCGAGGCGCTGCGGAAAAAGCTCGCCATGTCCGACAAGGACGTGACGGCCGCGCAGCTGTATTTCGGCCAGTGGCAGTCGGCGTTCAACCAGCTGACGCAGGCCGTCGCCCGCATCGAGGACACAGAAAAAGCCTCCAAGCTCCGCGCCGCCATCCGCGCCCAGCTCGGGGCATGGGGAAAAACAGCGGAGGAGGTGTCCTGATGGAGCGACTGACTGAATGGAACGGCCCATCGAATCAATACGCCTATTACCCGCGCTGCATTGAAGAACCGTGCAGCGGCGACGGATGCAAGATCAAGGATTGCCTGTTTGAGGCGGCGGTATGTGAGCGCCTTGCGGCCTACGAGGATACCGGCCTGACACCGGAAGCAGTGGAAACGGTAAAGCTTGCGCTGGCCGGAAAGCACATCATCGACGTCCAGACGTTTATCAATACGCCGATCAGCAGGTTGGTGGAGCTTGCCGAGGCCGACAAGGCCGGGCACGTCAAGATCATACCGGAAAGCCAGAACGAAACATGCGGGCATTGCTGGAATTTCGAACGGGAACCGGGAACCAAACACGGGACATGCGCGAAGCGACCGCACCCGCGCGATCGATACGGGAAAATCGACCGCAGCAAGGAATTTATTGTGAGCCAGTCCACGCAGAGCTGCAAATTATACATTCCACTCCGCACAGAGGCCGAGCGGGCGATGGAGGGCAGGAAGGAGGCCGACCATGCCTGAAGAATACATCAGCCGCAAAGCGGCGCTGGTAGCACTGCAGGACTCAGATCTTTTTAATACTACGGAACGGCAGCAGCGGGCCATTCGTGAGTTGCCCGCCGCCGACGTTGCGCCGGTGGTGCGGTGCAAGGACTGCATTTACAACATCGACGGCCTGTGCTTTTGCCGCCGTCCGCTTGGCAACAGCGTAGCGGTCAAACCGGACGATTTTTGCCGTTGGGGCGAGACAGAATGAGCGGCCTGCGGTTTGAATCCATGGCGGACATGCCGCCGAGAATGCGGGAACTGTATGCCAGGCAGCAGATCGACCTCTCAGGCGCTGCGGCGCCAGCTCCCCTTACGAAGGGGAGCCAGGGGAAGACAAAGTACGGCAGCCGGAAGGCCGCGCGCGGGGATATCGCGTTTGACAGCCAGAAGGAGGCGCGGCGCTACGATGAGCTGATGGTCATGCTGCGGGCCGGGGTCATCACCGACCTGCGCCTGCAGCCGCAGTTCACGCTGCAGGAGAGCTACATCACCGAGACCGGCGAGCGGATCCGCGCGATCCGGTACACGGCGGACTTTTCCTACCGCTTCGGCGGCAAGCTGGTCGTCGAGGACGTCAAGTCGACCGCGACGCGGACCAAGGAGTATCTGCGCAACCACAAATTCATGCGGTCCAAATACGGGATCGAGATCCAGGAGGTCTGAGACCAGCAATCAGCCGGGGACCATTTTTTTCGGACTTTGGCCGCGGCCGCTCCGCCATGAGACGGCTGCGGGAGGATCACCCCGGCTTTGCCCCCGGCCCGCGAACCCTCAAGCCCGCGGGCCGGGGATAAAAAAGCGCGTGGAACGTGCGCTTCGTGGAACGTTACCCCACGCCGGGTGGTGGGATCGCCCGGCGGCATCGTGTTACCTCCTTATGGAAAGCTGCCTGAGCAGACAAGGGCAGCTCGCCTGCGGCGAAAGGGGGACGCGCAGGCGCAGGCGGTGCGAGACCGCCCTGCATAGGGGCCGGGAGACCGGCCCCTGACGAAAGGAGAATGGAAATGTCACACGTAGTCGATCTGACGGGCATGGACTTTGGATATTTGCATGTCATCGGGCGGGATACCAGCAAAAAAGGAGACACGGCTCACTGGATCTGCCGGTGTAAATGCGGGGCCATCTGCAGCAAGGACAGCAGATACCTCCGGAACGGGCATGCAAAAAGCTGCGGCTGCTTCCGGAAAGCCCGCGCGGCCACGCTCGCCGCCAAGAAGGATCCAGCCAAAAAACCAAAAGCCGAACCGAAGAAGAAAAAATTCGGCCGCGGCCCGCAGCGGGCAGGCTCCGGGATCTGCTACAACACCGCCTGCCCGTCACGCAACAACTACCGCGGCGCCTGGAGCTGCACCGAGTGCCGCTTCTGCCCGGAACGCAAATTCACCCGCCAGTCCAGGCGGGAGGTCATTACAATTTGAAGGGAGTATCAAAATGGCAGGGATCATGGATATGTTTTCGGTCGAACTGGATGAGTTTGTAAAGGACTATGACGATCTGCACTGGGACGTCAGCTTCCATGGCGAGGAATACCCGCCGCGGATCGTCATGGAGCAGTCCACGCCGCCGCTCTTCGAAGTGGGGGCGGACGGCGCAAAGACGCTGGTGCCTAATCCGACGATTCAGATCATTGGTCGACCGGAGACCGAGGTCGTCACGACCGGCAAGCTGCAGATCAGCAAAAAGGATTTCACCAAACTGACCAACCGCGCCGCCGCTCTGCTGGAGCTGTTCCTGCACGGCTTCATGCAGGAGCGGAAGGAAATGGAGGCGGAAAAGGAATGACCATCCGCGAACCCAGCGCAGCGGTTCGTGGATGGAAAGGAAGAAGGAGACTGCGGATATGGAGTTTTCGGCGAAAGCCGGAAACGGAATGGAGCAGGGTTCTTCTGACGTTGAACGCATGGCCGGAATTTCCGGCCACGCTTTGAGCGGGCAGAGATGGGAGGAGCTGAGACTATGGTGAAGAGACACAAACGCCGGAAGTTTTCCGGGAGGGTCTGCGAGCAGATCGTTTACACGGTGGCGGACGGGGCTGATCCGAAGACCAGCCGGCCGAAGAAGCCGCGGTTCGAGACGCAGGAGGAACGCGAGGAACACAACACCAAGTTCTCGGCCGGGAAGTTCGCCGCGCTCGTCAACGCCAACTTCGGGCCGAGCAGCTACTACTCCACGCTCACGCTCGACCCGGAGCACGAGGTACATACCGCGCAGGAGATGCGCAGGATCCGGGATAATTTCTATCGCCGCATGGTCTACCGCTACCCGGAGGCCAGGATCGTCATCGTCTACGGCCGGGGAAAGTCGACCAACCGCTTCCACCTGCACCTGATCACGGACGGCATTCCTGCCGACGAGCTCGGCAAGCTCTGGGGCCTCGGCAGCGTCATCGACTGCAAGCCGCTGCGCAAGCACAACTATTATCTGGATGAGAACGGAAACAAGGTCGACTACGGGCAGGACTACACGGCGCTGGCCAATTATCTGCACGGACACTGGCGCAAGGAATTTGGAGGGCACCGGTACAAAGCCAGCCGCAGCTGCGTCCGGCCGGAGCCGGAGCCCGCGACCGAGGCGGTCCGGGACTACAGCCCAAAGCGTCCGCCCATCGCCCCGCGCGGCTACATCCTCGTCGAGTCCAGAGCCACGCAGTACGGGTTCCTGTATTTTAAATATGTATGGGACCCCAAGAACGAAACACAAAAGCGGACCGGGAGCCGCCTTCTTTCAGCCTTGTAAATGTGTTGAGTTTTGCGACGAAAAGGAGGCAGCGATAAAGGGTGACGGATTACTGGCACAGAAACTACATTTGCCCATTCTGGGAGGGATCGGAGTCAAAGAAGATCCGGTGCGAGGGCGGCTGCAGGCTGCTCTTCCCGGAGAGCGCAGAAACGGCTGATTATATCGGCCGGTACTGCGCCAGCTTTGACTACGCGCGATGTACTCTGGCAGCGGCAAAGCTCCGGTATTATGACCGGACGGAATAATGGCCGAAAGCGCATGCGGGGATTCCGTATGCGCTCATTCCGCGTCTGAACGCGGTGGGGGGTGAAATCAGAAACCGGATAGGCTATGCTGAAAAGCAGAAGGGAGGCGTGAGCCATGGCGAGGAAACCGAAGTATGAATCCGTGGAGCAGATCGAAGGGCTGATCGAGGCGTATTTTGAGAGCTGCAAGGGTGAGATCCTGCGGGATGAGGACGGAAATATCGTTTTCAACCAGAAAGACGGGACGCCGATCTGGGTGGGGCGGAAGCCGCCGACGATCCCGGGGCTTGCGCTGGCGCTGGGCTTTTCCAGCAGGCAAAGTCTGTACAACTACAAGGCAAGGAAAGAATTTATGGACACGATTTCGCGCGCGCAGACGCGCGTGGAACAATATACGGCCGAAAGACTGTTCGACCGGGATTCTCAGCGGGGGGCGCAGTTCGCGCTGGAATATGGGTTCCGGTATCGAAGAGATACCGAGGACGAAAAACAGGAGACCGGCGGCACGCGGATCCTGCTGGAAAATGACGCGGAGGAATCCAGCGAATGAAGACGTTGAATCTTGGAACTGCGCAGCCGAAGCAGGTGCTTTTCCTGAAAGACAAGCACAGGCATATCGCCTACGGCGGCGCCCGCGGCGGCGGGAAGAGCTGGGCCGTGCGCGTGAAGGCAATCTTGCTTGCAAGCAGGTATCCCGGCATCAAGGTGCTGATCGTCAGAAGGACGTACAAGGAGCTGCAGAACAACCATATCGCGCCGCTGCAGGGGATGCTGCATGGAATTGCGAAGTACAACAAGACGGACAAGGAATTCACATTCCCGAACGGCTCGAAGATATCATTCGGCTACTGCGCGAAGGAAAGCGACGTCGGGCAATACCAGGGCGCAGAATACGACGTGGTATTTCTGGATGAGGCTGGGCAGATGCAGAAATCGTGGATCGACGCGATCAATGCCTGCGTGCGAGGAACAAACGGATTTCCAAAGCGGACGTATTACACGCTGAACCCCGGCGGGCCGGGGCATGCGTATTTCAAGCGCGTGTTTGTGGACCGGAATTTCAACGACGACGAGGATCCGGACGATTACTTCTTCATCCAGGCGAAGTTGCAGGACAACAAAGCGCTTATGGAATCGCAGCCGAAGTACCTGCGGGAACTGGAGAAGCTGCCGCCGGCGCGCCGCGCCGCATGGCTCGAGGGCCGGTGGGACGCATACGAGGGGCAGTTTTTCGAAGAGTTCGTGGACGATTCAAAGCATTACACGGACCGGCGCTGGACGCATGTCATTGAGCCGTTTGAGATCCCGGACGGGTGGACGATCTGCCGGAGCTATGACTTCGGCTACGGGAAGCCGTTCTCCTGCGCATGGTGGGCGGTCGACTATGACGGGACGATCTACCGGATCATGGAGCTGTACGGCTGCACGCAGACGCCGAATGAGGGCCTCAAGTGGACGCCGGATCAGCAGTTCTCGGAGATCCACAAAACAGAGACGCAGCACCCCTGGCTGAAGGGGAAGAACATCCTCGGCGTGGCAGATCCGGCGATCTGGGACGCGTCACGCGGCGAGTCGATTGCAGATACCGCAGCGCGGTACGGCGTGTATTTCACGAAGGGCGACAACGAACGGATCGCGGGTTGGATGCAGTGCCACTACCGGCTGCAGTTTGACGAGGATGGATATCCGCGGATGTATGTCTTCAATACCTGCCGGGCGTTCATCCGGACGATCCCGCTGCTCATCTACGACGAGCACAAGGTAGAGGATCTGGATACGACGATGGAAGACCACGTCGCGGACGAATGGAGATATTTCTGCATGTCGCGGCCGATCAAGCCGATCCGGGCCGTGAAAGAGCAGCGGATCCTCTTTGATCCGCTGGACATGATGAAACGGAGGTAAGGCCATGCTGGCACCACAACTGACGGAGACGGAAAAGCAGACCATGATGACGGAGGTCTTTCTTGGATACAACCACAACCTCGAGCTGGCGGATGGGGAGTTTTATGATATGGAGAATCTGTCGGCGGATGCGTATCCGCTGCTCTCGCCGCGGCCGAGGCGCGGGACGGCGCAGGCGGTCGCGGGCGTGCAGGGGATGCTGGCGAAAGATGCGCTGTGCTGGGTGCAGAACAATACGCTGTACATCAACGGCGCTTCGATGGAGGCGTATATGCCCGCCGTCAGCATCTCGGCGGGGGAGAAGCAGCTCATTTCCATGGGCGCGTATCTGTGCATTTTCCCGGACGGGATCTATTTCAACACGGAAAAATACTCGGACAACGGGTACATGGGACAGGAGAATGTGGTCGACGCGGCTGCGACGAATATTGAAATTTCCCTCTGCCTTGTCGACGGGACGGCGCTGACGGTGAGTTTTACGCAGGCGTCGCAGCCGGAGAGCCCGTCGAACGGGCAGTACTGGCTGGACACGTCCGGCAAGCTGCACACGCTCAAGCAGTGGGCGGAGGCGACGAGCCAGTGGGTATCCGTGCCGACGGTGTATCTGAAGCTTTCCGCCAACGGCATCGGAAGGGGCTTCAAGCAATATGACGGCATCCAGCTTTCGGGACTGACGGGGAACGAGCAGGTCGAGAAGCTCAACGGCAGCCAGATCCTCTACGACGTGGGCGAGAGCTACATCGTGATCGTGGGGCTTGTCGACGAGACGACGAAGGTGACGAGCGGGACGGTGAAGACGGCGCGGAAGGTGCCGGGCATGGACTTCATCACCGAGTGCGGCAACCGGCTGTGGGGGTGCAAGTACGGCGTGGCGGACGGCGAGACCGTGAATGAGATCTACTGCTGCAAGCTGGGAGACTTCAAGAACTGGGAGTGCTACCAGGGCGTGGCGACGGATTCATGGCGCGCGAGCTGCGGCACGGACGGGAAGTGGACCGGCGCGGCGACGCTGGCGGACAGCCCGATCTTCTTCAAGGAGGACTGCTTCCACCGGGTGTACCCGTCGGCGACGGGGGCGCATCAGGTGGTGGTGCAGAAATGCGCGGGCGTGCAGAATGGGTCGAGCAAGAGCCTGGTCGTGGTGGACGACCGGCTGTATTACAAATCGCGGATGGGCGTTTGCGTGTACGACGGGAGTCTGCCGCAGGACATCGGCAGCTGCTTCGGGACGAAGCTCTACTACAACGCCGTGGCCGGTGGGGCCAGAGGGAAGTATTTCATCAGCATGGAGGATGAAGGACACAACTGGTCGCTGTTCGTCTACGACACGAGAAAAGGCCTGTGGCACCGGGAGGACGCGACGCACGCGGAAGCTTTTGCAAGGGTGGACGATGAGCTGTATTTTCTCGAGGATGGGACGCTCAGGACCGTCTACGGTTCGGTCGGGACGCTGGAAGGGCCGGTCGGCTGGATGGCGGAGACGGGGATCATGACGTATGGGCTGGTCGGGAAGAAGTATGTGTCCCGGATCAACCTGCGGATGCAGCTGCCGAAGGGGTCCTCTGTGGACTTCTGGGTGCAGTACGATTCCGACGGCGTCTGGCGGCACTGCGGGCATATCGAGGGGCGGGGTCTGCGGACCTTCCTGCTGCCCATCCGGCCCGCGCGGTGCGACCATCTGAAATTCCGGCTGACGGGGAAGGGCGAGATGAAGCTGTTCAGTCTGGCGAGAGTGCTGGAGGCGGGAAGCGATGTATAGTCCATTCTGTAGGGGCGGGCGACTATGCCCGCCCGATGGATCACGCATCGACGAAAAGAGGGCGGACAGAGTCGTCCGCCCCTACAACGCACGAGGGGAGGTGCTTCCGATATGGGCAGTCTGACACTGGCATACCCGTCGATCGCGGGGAAGACGACGCAGGAGCAGCTGGAGAGCATGCGCAGGTATCTGTGCAGCGTGACCGAGCAGCTGAATCTGGCGGACTGGTCGGCGAAGGCGGCGCTGACGGAGATCTCACAGGCCATCGACGCGGACAGCCTCTCCGAGGCGGAGAAGAAAACGACGCTCTCGGGTTATGCAGCGCTGAAAGCGCTCATCATCAAGACGGCGGACTTCGCCGCAGCGAACTCGGAGACGTGGTCGACAAAGCTGTCCGGCAGCTATGTGGCCATCTCGGACTTCGGCAAGTATCTCGAGAAGACGCAGCTGACGATCGAGGGCAATTCCGTCGGCATCAAACAGCTGTATGACTACACGGCGGGCGTCAACAACCAGTTCTCGGTGAACTCGCAGCAGTACATCAAGACGGGGCTGCTCTACTACAAGGACGCCGTGCCGGTGTACGGCGTGGGCGTGGGGAACATCGAGACGACGGTGACGGACGGCGGCGAACGGGTCATCGACCAGACGAAGAACGAGCTGGTGACGGTGACGCCGGGCCGGGTGAGCTTCTGGCAGGACGGGCAGGAGGTCGCGTATTTAAGCGACAAGAAGCTGCACTTTCCGTCCGGGACGCTGGAGGCGGCGGGGGCGGTGCTGTCGGGGAAGATCACGGCGGCGGCCGACTCAGCCTTCGGGCCGTGGACGATCTCGGAAAGCAGCATTTTCCGCACGGCCAATGAATTTGGGGGCAGCGCGAGCATGTACTTCGGCACGAGCGGGCTTTCCATCAAGGACAAATTCAAGGTCGACGCGAACGGCAAGCTGACGTGCACGGGGGCGGAGATCGGCGGAACGATCAACGCGACGGACCTGAAGCTGGACGGCACGAGCATCCAGACGAAGCTCAAGCAGATCATGGATGAGATCAACATCATCAGCAACGGCCTGGAGATCGCGGGCACGAACTTCTCGAACGGCACGATCGGCGGCGCGGAGGGCAGTCTGCAGTTTACGTCCTCCAGCACGGCGGAATATGCGGTCGACCTGTCCGGCCCGGCGGTGCGTATCCGGTCGACGAGCGGCGCGGTATATCTGCAGAACGCGGCCGGGACGGCGAGCATGCAGATCCGGGCAAATGGAAGCATTGCATTCTCCGCGTCCGGCGGCATCACCGGTATCACGCCGGTATTCGGATAGGCAGGTGGTCTGAGTGGCAACGCTATCCGGCGCGTCGGGAACGCCGACGAGTATCACACTGACGATCTCCGGAATGTCGTCCACGACGACGTACAAGCGGAAATATGAATTTATCCTCGCGGGTGAGGTCAAGGCGACAGTGACGGACTCAGCCGCAGGCACGACGACGTTCAGCCGGATCATTACCGGGCTGACGCCGGACACGCTGTATATCTGCCGTGTGCGGATCTACAACAGCAGCACGGGCGGGCTGGTCTCGGAGGTGGGGCCGGTCAGCGTGCGGACGCTGGCGCAGTCGACCTCGCAGGCGACGGTCAGCATCCTCAACTATCTGGACAACCTGACGCAGCTGGCGAGCGGGTCCTTCAAAGGCGATGTCGGAGACACGTTTTATATCTCGGCTGCGGGCACGCAGTATCAGACGTACTCACAGCAGTACAATTTCCTGTACTTCCGGCTCTCGTCGCAGAACTACAACACGGAACATGGCGCGAGCTACCCGATCCCCATCCAGGAGGGACAGACCGTCAAGGTCTACTACCAGAGCAAGACCACGACGGTCCCGATCTACAACTACCTGGACGGGCAGCACACGCTGTCAGACGGGTCCGTCTCCGGGACGATCGGAAATACGTTCTTCCTGTCTATGTCCGGCACGCAGTACCAGACGTATTCGCAGGAGTATGAATTCCAGTATTTCCAGCTCGCGTCGGAAGGATACGCGACGAACCACGCGGCGACCGAAACGATCCCAATCACGAGCGGGCAGGCCGTGCGCGTGTATTACAAGACGAAGATCACGGCAGTCGCGCCGGTCATCAGCGGGGTCACGCTGACGAAGGACACGGCGACGGTCACATGGGATAAGAACGGCGGCGGGTATGGCAGCTGGACGATCTACTGGGGCAAGACGAGCTACACGGCCATCGGCTCGCAGTCAATCGGCAGCTCGCCGGTGACGGTCTCGGGACTGGACCCGGGCACGACGTATTATTTCTGGATCGTCAACATGGCCGGGACGGATTCGAAGACGTCCAACACTGTATCCGGCGAGACGAAGGCGCAGATCGCGGCCTTCGCGTGGACAGGAGACGATGCGACATATATCCAAGCGGGAAAGGCTGTCACGTACCTGACGGCGGCGAGCTGGAACCGGCTGACGGCGAAGATCAACGAGGTCCGTACAGCCAGAGGCTACGGGAGCATTTCCTTCACCACGGCCTACGCAGGGCAGACGATCACGGCGGCCATCTACAACGAGGCGGCGAACGCCATCGGGAATCTGCCGGGCGCGGGAAGCGTCAGCACGGTATCGGCAGGGACGAAGCTGGAAGCGGCGTACTTTGCAAACAGCTATTCTGCGCTCAAGGAAGCGCTCAACCGGGCAATCAGCAGTTATAACGGATAGGAGGAGCTATGAACATCACAAAAGCAGTGGTACAGCTGCGGGGGCGGCTGATCGAGGCCATCAACGAGGCGGGACTGCCGCCGGTCGTCGTCGGCTTCGTGCTGGACGGGATCCAGAACGAGGTGGCAAGACTCACGGCAGAGGACCTGCGGAAGGAGGAAACGGACAATGCAGACAGAGAAAATGCAGCCGAACATGCGGAATGACCCGGTGAGCGGGCTGACGGCGCGGAAGGCCATCGGCGAAGAGCAGGCCAGAAGGGCCATGGACACGCTGTTAAAATACCGGCAGGGCAAGAGCGCGCTGGAGGCGCGGGTCATTGCGTCGGAAGACTGGTGGCGCATGCGCAGCTGGCAGCGGATCCAGAAGGGGAATCCGGAGGATGACAAGTGGACGTCGGCGTGGCTCTTCAACGTCATCATGGGCAAGCACGCGGATGCCATCGCGTCCTATCCGGCTCCGGCCATCCGCCCGCGGGAACCGGACGACCGGGAGGAGGCGGCGAAGCTTTCCTCGGTGCTGCCGGTCATTCTGGAGCAGAACGACTTCGAAGAGGTCTATTCGGACAGCCAGTGGACGAAGCTCAAGCAGGGCACGCTCATCTGGCATGTGAAGTGGGATCCATCGAAGCTGAACGGGCTCGGGGATATCTCGGTGCAGCCGGTGGATATTCTGTCTTTCTTCTGGGAGCCGGGCGTGCGGGATCTGCAGAAGTCGAAGAACATCTTCCTGACGGAGATGGTGGACAACGATCTTCTGATCGAGAAGTACCCGGAGCTGCAGGGGAAGCTCAACTCCAATCCGCAGGTCCAGCAGAAGTACAACACGGACGACGTCATCAACTTTGACAACAAGTCGATGGTGGTGGACTGGTATTACAAGAAATATCAGAACGGCCGGCAGGTGCTGCACTTTGCAAAGCTGGTGGGCGACACCATCCTGCAGGCGACGGAGAACGATACGGAGCAGCGATATGACACGCTGACCATGCCGGACGGCAGCATCGTGCAGCAGCCGGTCGGGAAGCCCATGGCGGAGTCGGGCCTGTATGACGACGGGGAATACCCGTTCGTGGTCGACGCGCTGTTCCCGGTGGAGGGAAGCATTGCGGGATACGGCTATATCGACATTGGCAAGTCGACGCAGGAGCAGATCGACCGGATGAACCAGGCGATCGTGAAGAACG